TCAGACCCATTTGTATTAATTTGCGGTCTTCAGGTGTTTCACATTGAGTGTTATTTAATGGAGGGTTAGTGTAAGAGCTTGATATTGTCGGTTCAATTAACGCCCCTTGACCAAAATAAGACGCTAATAATTCAAATGCCTGACTATTCGGTGTGTCAGTATCTGCACTGTCCAATTTACACGCACATAACTCACAATCAGGATATGTCATCATGGGTAGTGGTAAATTTAATAATGGATTACGTATTGGTGTACTAGGTAATGATACCGTACCAAACGTAAAAAACTGTATTAGTGTGTTAATTATACCCCGAATAATTGTTATTATACTGATAAAAATACTGAATACAAATGCTAAAGTATGTAAAAAAGTTATAGCCCCATATAATAATGGTACTAATATTGTTAACAACACATTAAAAATAAATATTCTAAAATTACTATTCTTAAATCCTTCGTTAATTGGATATTTATTAACTTCCGATTGACATTCAGTGTCTTCAATATCTTTTATACCTATAAACCTTCTTCTGTTTGTACCCCACTTTACTTTATCGATATTTGACGCAATTGTATAAACTTTATTATATTTAAATTTATAAAAAGTATCTTCACAATTAATTGCAGATTGCTTGTCATAGTATTCTGACCAATCTAAAGAAAATGAATAACTTTTATTTAGAATTTCTTGTGTTGGTATATCGGTGTCATTCATCCAACCATGTTCTTTAATGTTTGGGACTAAATAGTCTGCTCTATATATACTATTGTCGTCAGCGGTACCCTCATTTTGCCATTTTATTCTAAACCTATATTTTCCTGATGTTGGGACACCAACTGTAGGGTCATTAGATAAAACTTGTTCTCCAAATTCATTTGTAACTACATAGTCTAAATTCATAGGTAATTCTGTTAACCATACCCCATTTTCGTCTATAATATTACCACCTTCTTCAAATTTATATTCTTCTAAGATAGGGTCTCCATTTTCATCTGTATCTATTGTTTGTCTAATCGATAGAATCGCACCAGGCCCTGTGGTAAGTCCACATAGCCTACCCATATCTTTCTTTGGTTTACATCTACTTTTTAAATAATCTTCTTCGTTACTTGAGAATATGGAGCCCATAAAAATTGCGTGCGGAGTTATATCGACACCCATTTCTCTTAAATCAAAATCAAACCTAGTTATACCTACATTACATAAATCGTCCTGACCCCAAAATGGTGTCACATCAATATCAACAACATTATTTAAAATCTGTGGTAAACTATTTAAGTCTTCAGAAGATTTAAATAGTTGTCCGTTAAATTCGTCAGGCACCCCCATCCCCATTCTAATTAAATCACTAGGTCTTAGTGAAAACGGGCCTATATTAGAAAGGTCTAAATCCATCACCAATTTTTGTTGACCTAATGGTACTCCGACTATCATAAAATCACCCGATTCGTTTGTTCTTACAGTGTATTTATAATATTTTTCATATACTTCTAATACTTCTTTTCTTGTTAAAACATCTTCTCTAGTTGGAAATGTTCCTGTGGGTGTGTGTCCTCCATATTCCTGAACATATGGTAATAAATTGTATCTATAGTTATCTTCATTTTTATCGTATGGTGTTTTATACGGGTATAATGTCGATATTATAGGGTCATTTTCATCAATCTCACTTATTGGAACGAAAATAGAAATACTAACGTTTGGTATTCCGAGTCCTCCATTCGCAACGACTCTACCGGCCACTACACCATAGTCCGCACAAAATCTAGTATATAAATCGTTTTGTCTTAATTTTAAAGATAGAATCTCTAAAAAATCAAAATCTTGTTCAATATCAATCCTTACTTCTCTGTCAACTCCTATGTTGGTTTTAAATCTATATGATTTTGACATACGTTTTTCTTTTAAGATAAATAGTTATTTACCTTAAATTTATATCTATTACAATAAAAGTGTATCTTTTTAAAATTATACTATCGACACTGTCCTGATATTTTTTATACTGACTTTAATGTCTTTTTCAGGAAATCTTATTTGATATATTTGATTTGGCTCGGCGTAGATAGTTTCATCAATTAAAGATATTTGTTTAGTGTCAATATTGCTATATTCTTGTGAAGTTTCAGAAGATGAGTATAAACCTCCTGTTTTATTGAATACTTTTATATCCGCAACTGTAATTACACCTGGAGTATCTTGAACTAATCTTCTAATATTAGAAATATTTACATTTTGCCCCATCGTTGTGTTTTGTGGTGACATATAGTCTTCTATCGTATTAACTATGTTCGTTATGACTTCCCCTTGGTTTTCTGTTGATTCTACTTGTACTGAGATTTCAAACTCTAAATCAATCACTTGAGCACTTAATACAGATATGTAGTCATTTATCATACGATAGTTTGATAGGTAATTCGCAATGTTCTGTTTTAATGTTTGTGAAACAGTATTAGTTAATTTACCGTTATTATCATAAGAAAGTATCTGTATTTTAATCTTATTATCTTGTTCGGTTATCGAAACTTTAGCGGGTGCTCCGTATTTACTTGGCATCGTCCTTAATAGAGAATTGTAATCATTTATTGTTACCGCCCTTTTTTGTGCCGCAAAATTAAATGATACCATATTTCTAACCTCCTCAGTGGTTGGTAAATCTCCTCCGCCAATCGCAGCACTAACATTATTAACTCTCAAACTTTGTTTAACATTTCTGTTAATATTATCAGAAGGACCGTTTATTTCAAAATTTACCGTTCCTATCTGATTGATTGTATTGACTCCAATATTTGACGCGGTACCCCCACCTACTCTATATCTAACAAATAATGTTGTATTTGCCTTAACAGTTTTACCTAATGATATATTATTTTGATAGTCATTTAAATTTAAAGGTATTCCTGTTCTTGCGAATTGCTCTAGTTGTTCGTCAGCGGTTACTGTTGCATTACCAAAAGTTAATTTACAATAACCCTCAGGTGTGTATTCACTAATGAATCTGTTTTCTGTTTCAATATATTTACCAACTTTAATACCGGGTTGGTCCGTAGGTTTTGTATTATCTTCTATAAACACTCTGTCTTCTACCAACGCATCAACTTCATACCATTTATCCGGTGAATTAATAAATTCTCCATATGTTGGTGGGTTAATATAATCGGTACCGTCTTTTTGAATAACTGAGGTAATACTTAAAACATTTTTTTCAGGTAAAAAGAACTCAAAGAATGGTTTAACATCTGTTGGTGTAATAACTCTTTTAAATGTTTTAGTTAAACCATTAACCACTACTTCTCTTTTAGTTATGGTGTAATTAACAATAATATTATTGTTATTAAAATTAGGTATTTTTGTTCTGTTTGGAAACCCTCTACTATTATACTGTGATGAGAAATCAATATCATCTACGTTTTCAAAAACTTGCCCCGCCCCTATAAACTGTGAACCACTTCTTAATACCCCTAAATATCTACTATCTTCTCTATCCCCATATGCAGGTACAGTAATTGATACGTCTAATATCGCAATTGAGGGTCTGTTACCTGGAATTTTTAAACCGTATGTTCTTGCAATATTGTATATTGAAGATTTTTGTTGAGCGTATTGTAGTACCGTCTCTTGAATACTCCTATCTATATGATAATGTAGGTTATCTCCAATAGCGGCATTTAAATCCAAAAGAACTGAATAGACTGAAGCATCATTAAAATTATCTATCAACTGTGGATAGTATTGTCTTGTGAAGTTTATTAATTCATTTCTTAAACCTTCAAAGTCTCTATCGGTATATGATATTTTTCTATTAGCCATATTAAATATTAATTATTATTAAATCTCTACTTTCAAAAGTGGTATTTTTTATTGAATAGTCTATTTTAATTTTCGCAGTGTAATCTTCAACACCCTCTCCCGCGGTTCTATAAATATCATACATATCGTATGTTTGAGTTTCCTCTTCAAAATATAAATCATTTACGACTGATGAGTCATCTTCGGTATAAGGTGTTATTGATATAGAATTAATTTGTAAATTTGGTATGTATCTCTCTACGGATTCTTTAATATCCGCTCTTATACTATCAAATGTTAAATTGTCCATAGGTTCAAAAATAAATTCATATATTCTCGTACCAAAATCGGGTAAATAATATCTACTACCTTTTCTTGTTAAAATTAAGTGTATTAAATTTGTCCTGATTTCTTCGTCAGGTGTTTTAGTTAATGAAAGATATTTTCCCTCTCTACTTTCACTAAACGGAAATTTAATACCATATGTTTTATCTGTTGCCATACTAATAAATATTCATTATAGTATTTTTATAAAAAAACCCGTCAGTTTGACGGGTTTTAATTTTAACCTTCACAGGCCACACATTGTAAATCATTTAGATTTAATTT